TTTTCCTCCTCTGGAGTTGTAGTGCAGTACCCCACCGCGTAGCGGGGGCGGCATGTTTCCCCCACGGGGGGTGGCAGCATGAGAATATTCTAATATGCCCATATAATAATACAATGAAACACTGGAAGAGCGAGCGAGTGTTGCACCCACGCAACACGTTGCGAGAAAGCAACAACAGAGCAGAGAACAGAGTATAAGTAATTAATTATATTATTATATATAGTAATACATACAGGGGGGTATATAATATATTATAATATATTAATATATGTATAAGCTTATACTCTTAGGAGAGTATAAGTAATTAATAATATAATTAACTAGGAGTTGACACCTGCTACCAGTCTGGTATGATGGTTGTAAGTCGGGAGCAAACACCGGCAGGGATCACGAAGGGCTTGACAGCATTACACGGATTTGGTAGCATGTAGTTGTGGTAGAAGTAAGCGATTTAATACTGCTCTTGAGAGCGAGTCTTATCTAACGCGATGGAAACCACAGCAGTTGACAGCAGCACAGCAGTTTGGTAGAATGGTTTGCAAGTGACGGGAAGTACTAGCAGCATGGATCAGGCAAGCAGTTGACAATAGCCGGATGACCTGCTAGAGTAGTAGGCAAGTAAGTGAGGAAACCCGCGACATAAAGCGGTGGTGAATCGGGGCCAGCTCGACAGTGATGCGCTACCATTACGCGCCGAAGTGATGGGGTAGTTCAGAAGCCTGATAAAAGTTCTGACCAGCGACCTGACAAGTCAAAGGGATACATGCGACCTACAGCATGGTGGGTAAAGGGATAGCACGCGGAATCTGCTCTTAGGAATAGATTGCCAAAACAGGCCGCTACCTTGTCGATTGACAGACATGGGAAAGCCGTAGTCTTGCATAATGCCTGATAGATGTACCCAACGAAGGGACATACGATCAGACCAGAGGCTACGATAGCGATCAGATCTAACCGCATCCGGCGACAATGATGGCCGGTCGGGATAGAAAAGGACTAACATTCTAGACTGATGATAGAAACGGCTAGCGTGCTAAGTGATCCACCATAGGCTGGTGGTGAGCGGTGCATAAGCACATCCTGTAACCCGCTCGGGGGAATATACCGGGACTGATGTGAGTTAACATCAGCATGGGCACTGTAACAGTACACTGTAACAGTACAGTGCTCATGTACTGTTAATTCTACTCTTGGGAGAAAATATTATGAATCCAATCGTAACCTCGACAATTCATGGACACACCGTCGGGCATGCTGCATCTATCCTGACTGAGACATTCACCAACGTAGTGGCTGATATCGTGGTCGGCTACGAGGCTGAGAAGATCAGTGGTGAGGATAACTATAAGCGGATGGTCAACATTGCACTGGACACTGGTGCATATGACAAGGCTAGTTACTTCAATGCACTGCTTCCCGGTGAGCTGGAGATACTGGAATACCGCAAGGCACAGGGTGAGAACGTCCAGACTAAATCAGGCAAGTGGAAAATGTCCAAGGTGTGCAGCAACAGCACATATTCCAGCACCAAGGCTGTAGTTGGCGGTGCACTTGAGGCTGGCGTGGATCTGGTGGACGCTGATGGTAGCATCAAGGGCAAGTCGCAGCTTGAGAAGGAAACCAAAGAGGCTAAGCCTGAGAAGTCGGCTGATGAAAAGCTGGCTACTGCATACGCCACCTTCATCAACATCTATGGCAAGTGCACTGAGAACACGCAGCGCGAGTATGCTAGCCTGCTCAAAGAGCTGGCCGAGGGCGTGCTGAATCAGGACGCTGCTGCATAATTGCTCCCAAGAGCAAAAACGGGCTGGCATCCCGATGGCTGAGAGGCTGCACCACTGCCACCCTATAACTACGGTCAGAAGTACGGTCAGGCGGCGAGGATTAGGTATGGACATTTTAATGATTGAGTCAGCATTGCAGTACACGTGGCAGCACAACATTAACCATGATGTAGGCAGTGAGGTCGAGGGCTTCGAGCTGGCCTGCATAGCCATGAAGCATTCCATCGAGCGCAAGTATCCACACTATGACACTGAGCAGTTCATGATGAACATATTCGGAGAATCTTATGAGTAATGACATTATCAGTGAGTATCGCATTATCAAGTCAGCGGCTGGCTACTACATAGGGCAGGGCTATCGTGAGGCTAAATGGACTGATGGGATGTACTTCCTGCCGTATGACAGGTACACTGGCTATTACAAGACCTACGAGGAGGCAGTGCCCGCGCTAAGGGCCATGATTCTCGATTGCGACTGTTCGAGCGATGATGAGTATATCATGGCGCGTGCGTACTTCGACGACCCACTGTCATTCTGGCACCTCATCAATAACTACTCTTAGGAGCAAATACCATGAATATCGCAGAAGATACCCGCACGTTCGAGGACTTTGACGACCCGTATCAGGGTGTGGTAGACTACGATTACCTGATATATCAGCATGAGATGTACCTTCGTGCTGAGCTGGAATCACTCTTAGGAGCAGATGATTATGAGTGTCCTTAACTACTACGCACTACAGCGTGAGGTCAAGGTCAGGGCTGGCAACATGGGCTTGAGTGTGGTGTTCGAGGATAAGTGCGCACCACGTACCGATGGCAGGTACATCTACCTTGAGCGGCCCACGCCTGACATGAACGACAACAAGAAGATCGTGTGGTGGTATATGTTCGAGCATGAGCTTGGGCATAACCATCCTGATCTTATGGTTGTTTGGGATCTGATGAAGGAGAAGAAGATATCAACACAGAGCTTCCTTGGCTTCGTGTTCAATGTGCTGGAGGATCATAGGCAGGAGATGTATGATCGAGGGCACTACAAGGGCAGGGACAGGCGTATACAGGATGGCTACTACACATTCATGACCACGGAGGCAAAGTGGGATAGCTACGGTCAGGGCACGGCTCCCATGAAGCGGCAGGCGGCTGAGGCTCTGTTCTGCTGGGATGCTATGCAGCGCACTGAGTGGATGCCACGGCTTGCTGGGCTTGGTGAGCAGATATATGACAAGCACATGAACCCGCAGCAACGTGAGTGGGTAGACCGGCTGAATGCTGGCGGCTACGGAACTGTTCTTAAGAGCGGAATCGATGAACGGGAAGAGTATGAACTGGTGCTCAAGATCTTGAAGGAAGTGTTCGAGCTTGATCCTGAGAAGGAAGAGAAGGAGAGTGCAGATGAATACAACAGAGCTACAGGAGGATCTCCTGATAGCGGAGACTCTGGGAATGAGTCCAGCTCAGGTGAGAAGGGCGATGGGAAGTCAGGACGGCAGGGAGTATCTAGTGGTGATGACGGCGAAGGCTCTGAATCCGGGGCTGTCGGTCGGCGAACTACCGATGGAACTGTTGACTATTCCGACCTACTCGCCCACAACCATGACGGTAAGCATGATGCCGGTACGGATAGCGGTGAATCGTTCGCGAACCTGACGATCAACTACGACAACTACACGCCGACGCGCTGGCCGGATGCTGCGCTTGAGGACTTCGTTCTCATTGACTACTCAAAGGAACCTGCTACATCGCCGGGCCGATACCATGCCTCATTGATGCCTGATAGCAAGGGCTTGAGCAAGAAGGTCAAGCGACTGCTCATGATTAAGGGGCAGTCACGGTATGAGCATGCACAAAAGCGTGGCAAAATCTCTCCTAAGAGCCTTTATCGCACGGCTCAGGGAGGCGAGGCGGCACGCAAGGTGTTCAAGAAGAAGCAGGTCAACAACATGCTGGACACAGCAGTAACTGTGCTGATGGATTGCTCTGGTAGTATGGGCAATCACAAGTTCACGCATGCTGGTCAGTCGCTGATACTACTCAACGATGCCATCGCACCATTAGGGCTACCACTGGAGATGCTTGGCTTTACTACTAGAGGCAGTGCACCAAAGCATGGCATCTTCAAGTCGTTCGGCAAACGTGTATCACAGGAGCAGTTGATGCTGAATGTTAGTGCCTTTGCTGCTGGTGGTATGAATAGCAATAGTGACGGCGAGTCCCTGCTCTTTGCGTATGATCGGCTGCTCAGGCAGGATACGCAGCGTAAGATCCTGCTCATCCTGAGTGATGGGCAACCTGCATGTGGCTATGGTGATTCAATGGGCCATACAATAGCGGTGGTGAAGGACATCGAGAAGCAGGGCAGAGTTGAGCTGTGCAGTATCGGTATACTTGACGACACTGTGGAAAGGATATATAGTAACTGGAGGGTTATCAATCACAGTAATGAGCTTGAAGGTGCAGTGCTTGGCGTAATTAAAGATCACATCATTTCTTATTCTTAGGAGCAAAAACATGACGACACCAACCGAAGACAGTGTACGTAATCTGTGCCGCAACACGATCCTTGATCGCATCAAGGCAGCTAAGGGGCTGGATGAGAGCGAGGAGGTACATGTTGAAGAGAAACCTGAAGAGCTGTTCGAGCTTCCTTCTGAGGGAGGGGAAGGAGTAACTACGGTCAGTAGTACAGGCGCGGTGATGTACAGCGATACGTTTGAGGGCGGCAAGAAATGGCTGGAGGACAACCATCGTCCTGATCTTGACATCTCCAAGCTGTGCTTTGATGACTCAGATTGGGATGAGGAGGACAGGTGCTTCGTTCCCAAGCTTGACCCGCACTATGTATGGCAGCACCACGTTCTGTATCCTCTGGTACAGGGACAGCTCGTCGGTATGAAGGCTCTCACTGTTGGCGACACGGGCACAGGTAAGTCCAAGCTGCACGAGAATCTGGCTGCTGTGTACAACCAGCCTTTCTACAGGCTGAATGGGCGCGGTGATATGGAGTCAGACACCATCCTTGGCCGTGTGGATCTGGAGGGTGGCGAGACGACTTTCCTCTTAGGAGAATTTCCGAAGCGGTTTGTCAAGGGCTACTACATGCTGCTGGATGAGCCGTGGAAGCTCCCGGCTAGCATCAGCATGGCTCTTCAGCGTCCGTTGGAGCGTGATGGCATCCTTCAGATTGACGACATGAAGGGCGACCTGAAGTCCAAGCAGTTCGCTCCCCATGAGCGCACCATCCTGATGCTGGCTGACAACGTGGTCGGCACGGGTGATGACGATGGGCGGTTCGCTGCTACCATGATTCAGGATAGCTCTACCTTGAATCGTGTGGACATCGTGGTTCATCTTGACTATCTCCCGCAGGATGAGGAGATTGGGATGCTCCGTGGACGGTTCCCGGCTGTGCCAGTTAAGCAGGCTGGCCGCGCTGTGCAGATGGCTAACATGATCCGTCAGGGTTGCCGTGATGGGCAGCTCGGTGTTACCATGTCACCACGTAATCTCATGGCTTGGATGGAGCTGGCTATTGCTACACGCAGCTATGAGAATGGCTTCGTGTACACCATGCTCAACCGCTTCGCCGATGAGAACGAGCGGGACACGGTGATTAACTTCTGGACGACTGTCTATGGCACCCCCCTCATTTGAAGGGGGATTTCCTCTTAGGAGAGATATCATGCACGATAAATGGAGCGACATTGTGGACACAATGCTACCCGGTACATATGGATGGAAGCAGGTGGATAGAGGCTCGTTATACACAGGTCAGTTCTTCCGGCTTGCCAACAACAACGGTCAGATGGAGGAGAAGTTCACTTACATTGCCATACACGTTGGGCCTGCATGTACGTGCGTAGCACTAGAGAGGTTCGCTGATGGGCTATCCGTTGTAAATGACTTTCCTCTGCCACCTACAGTCTACGTACCCTTCATGTTTGGGATGTTTGATGATGAGTATAAGGGCAACTGGATTAATATTGGCTTTGACTTTGTGGAGACATTCAAATGAGATGCACATGCTGCAATACTGCTCTTAAGAGTAGTGAGATTATCTGGTATCCTGCTGAACACCGGCATGAAGACATGTGCAAGAAGTGTCGCAGCAAGGTATTTTCCGACTTACTAGAGACTGATTACGATGTGGAGCGCATCGGTATGCACGTCGCTGACATAGAGGACTTTGACGATGAGTGAGCCAAGAAAAGCAAAGGCAGGTGATGTGTGGTCAGATCCACAAGGTGATCTGTATCTAATAGTCTACGTTAAGCACGGAGTTAGTAGCACTGGATATATGGCTAAGTATCTTAACTGGTCGCAGTGTTGCCAGTTCGATGGTACTCTATGGCATAAGGCTGACGATGTTAAGTTTACCGAGGACGATGTTTTCATGTTCAACATGCACGAGATATTTGAGGATGTTGAGGAGACTTGGAAACGTAGGCTATTCGAGCTTAATCAGGCGGGCAAGTCATGACTAAAGACGAAGCAATCGACAGATCTTCCTCTCTTAAGAGCATGTTTGGTGGTGAGTGGGAGGTGTATGCAAACGATCAAGAGAAGAAGTATGTCATACGCCAGCCCCCATTTGGTAGCACCAAGTCACAGGGCATGGATGGAGAGGGCTGGTACAAAGTATACAGCACGGGAGAACAGCATGATGACTAGGATGGACTTTGAATTAATGGCTAAGTGTTTTAAGGACGGGCTGGATAGGTTTGCTGATAATCCGGGGTTTATTGCGTGCCCAACAGTTGCGTATCACTTCGCAGACGGGTATGGTGCTGCTATCAAGCAGTTAGTTATTGCTCTTAAGAAGAGTAATCCAAGGTTTGATGAGGCGCGGTTCCTTAAGGCAAGCGGCATAGAGGAGAAGTGACATGAAGGATGATACCGAGAGGAATCCGATACACAATGATGTGCTTTACATAGGGGGGAAGCTGTTCGTACTTCACACCACTGATGAGAATACGAAAGGGCAACCTGAGCCTGTTAAGGACATGGAACAAATGGTGACTCTCATCTTCCTTGGCAGGGCAGCCGACCAGCAGGAAAATGCGAGTGCCTTTGATTATAGTGGATGGTCATTGAGGAAGTTAGCGAATAATCGCATCCATAGGGTTAGATACAAGGCAATATTAAACGAGCCTTCATGTTTTATCCTACTTAACGCAAGCTTCTTGGCTAAGCTTGCTGCTAGATATAAGCTTGGACATCTGGATGACAGCAAACTGGAGGGATTATCAGGTGAGCAACTACTTATCGAAGGACGAATACCTTCCGCTTAGTGAGGGCATGGTTGAAGGTGAGGTAAAGCGAGTAAGTCATGAGAGTGCTGACTGCTCTGGAAATTCTAAATCACTACGTATAGAGGTTACAAAAGATGGATCAATCATTGCTAGGTGTTATCGCTGCGGTAGCCGTGGCTACCACGGTAGTCATGGTGCTGCTGCTCTTAAGAGAAAAATCGATGCAGCAACAGGTGTTCCATCTGGAGCTGCACATGGAAATGTGTCTGGATTTGATTGGGCGGTTGATCGCCTCAAACAACGGCTTGGTTCAGTACGTGAAGGAGCAAGAATCGTTGAAGACATCGACGACTTCGGAATCCACGGAAGGCTCTGGATCAAGCGGTACGGCATAACTGATGATGAGGTAAAGACCTATGGGATCTGTTACGATGAAGAGTGGGACAAGATTCTCATTCCCATCTTTGATTCTGAGGGTGTGGCTGGCTATCAAGCTAGAGCTGTACGACCCGACGACAAGGATGCCAAGTATCTCACCTACTACTGGAGGCCGACAAGCATGCTATACGCGGCTCCCGGTGCAAACATGGAGAGGCTTGTCATCACTGAGGACGTTATATCAGCTATCAAAGTTGGCAGACAATGGCTAGCTATGCCACTGAACAGCACGCAGTTGAGTGATAAGCATAAAACTACCATTTTGTCAAGTGGTGTTCATGACTTCATCGTGTTCCTTGATGATGACAACCTGATCGTTAAGCAGCAGCAACTTGCTCTTAAGAGAGGACTTGACAAACTAGGAAAATGTGCTATAGTAGCACAAGGCAAAGATCCTAAACACTTTACAGATCAACAGCTTAAGGAGATTATCTCATGTGCTTAATAGTTAAGAATGATTACAGTAAGAAACCAATTCCAGTTGTCATGTGCGAAAAGATGTTACTGAAACGGACATTCGCTTATGGTGCTCAGCCTATGTATGAAACCCCATTCCAATACAAGGCTGTACCTCGGAGTGGAGTACTTATCCCTGAGCGGCCTTTGTTTGGAGGCAGGGCGGTGCGTGATGCAGCATGGCGTGGCGACAAGCAGGGTGTAATCTTTTCTGGATTGATCCATGCCTTCCCCACTGGTAAACGGAAGGTGAGTCATATGTACAGCAATATACACGATGCAGTTGCGTTTGGTGTTGAGTATACAGGAACCGATGACATTGACCTCGCAGCACGAGCAGTGTACATCCCTGTCTGCGACGCATACCACACGGATTATGAGAAGGAAGAGTTTATGAAGTTCTGTAAAAGTCGCGCCTGTTCGCCGAAGATCGACGCAGAAGATCAGAAGTACATCATGGACTTTATCTACGGTCAGGAGGATTGACATGAGGATTGCAGAAGATGTGGAGAAGGCTCTCAAAGAGCTGGGTTACAGCATAGAGCATGTGCCAGCAGATGATGATCCAGAGTACAGCATTGCTACGAAGGACAGCGAGAAGTTGGTGTTACAGAGGTACATAGAGTTCAAACCAGTCTTTGTTGGTTTAGGTTTTTAGTATATAATTATAACTTAGTACTAATTAGTGAATAATATTATTAGGAATGTAATGTATTCTGTAGGAATACATTACTTGAGTAATAATATTATGAGCTAATTAAGTACTAAGTAGTATAGTGATTACTGTTTCACGTTCTGAAACAAGTAATCACATTTATAATTACTCTTAAGAGCTTGACTTGGAGTAGAACGTATGCTATAATAGGGGTATGACTATGAGTACAAAAGATCATGTAGCACTGCGCCATGAGAGACAGAAAGAGTGGCGCAAGATACGGAAGATAGCTAAAGATGGTGATACGCCCGCTATCATGGCTGTCTCCAACGCCCACGCCATGTCGAGATTGATTCGAGAGTTAGAGGGATCATTCAGTTGGAGCTGTACAGCAGAGGGCTATGAGTTCTGGGAGTATGTTAGCGACCGGCTACGCCAGATAAAGGAGTACGCAGAAGATGATTGAAGTTCTAAATGTACTAGAAGACAAGGAGGACTATGAGAAGTACCATGCCATCGTGAAGCGGTTCACTAAGGATACGGACATCCTGCGCATCCATAACTGGATTGGAGAGTACTACAAGGAAACGGGTGACAATGAACTGGCATGGGATTCTTTCTCTACATACTTCCTTGCTAAGAACCCGGCTCTGAATGAGAACAAGCAGGAAGAGTACAAGCGGATATTCGAGAAGCTACGGCTGAACAGCGGTACTTCTCTTAAGAGGGTTTTGGTTGAGACTTTCCTCCAGCGGTATCACGCTGAGAGGATAGGCTTCATGAGTTTAGAGGTAGCCGAGGGAAAGCGTAATGACCTGAATGACATACAGCTTGAGTTGGATCAGTACATGGACGTATCAGGTAAGGCCACGATCATTGGGGCTGAAGCCAATAGGAAGGACTTAGAGCAGCTATTGGAAACCACATCCGCATCGAGCGGGTTGAAGTGGAGACTTGAGGCTTTCAATCAATCGTTTGGCCCATTGCGTAAAGGCAACTTCGCGCTCTTCGCCGGGAGGCCAGATAGTGGTAAGACCACACTACTATGTAGTGAAGGCAGCTACATGGCCCCGCAGTTACCGCCCGAGGAGCGTCTAATTTACTTCACCAACGAGGAGGGTGGTGATCCTGTTAAGATCCGTATGATTACCTCAGCACTTGGCATCGACCGGATGACACTTGAGAAGGACAAGAAACGCTACTGGAATGAGTACTTAATGCTCTTAGGAGGAGATCCAGACAAGATCCTCATCATTGACAAGTATGACCTGCATGTCAAGGATATCGAGTACTGGCTCCAGCATGAACAGCCGGGCCTAGTGTGCATCGACCAGTTACGCAAGGTGCATGGCTTTGATGACATGAAAGGTGTGACGCGACTGGAGAAGCTCTTCCAGCTTGGCCGTGAGTGGAGTAAGGCGTTCGCTCCTGTGCTCACAGTGTCACAGCTAGGCGGTATGGCAGAGGGTACACAGTGGCCGGGTATGTCGTGCCTGTACGAAACGCAGACAGCGGTACAGGGTGAGATGGATGGTATCGTGACTATCGGGCATGTGGACGGCAGCATACCCGAGAATGCTAGGTATCTTAATGTCGTGAAAAACAAGTTCCCGACACCAAACGATCCTAAATGTCGTCATGGCAAGCACGAGGTAGTCATTCGACCTGACATAGCGAGGTATACAGACACATGAGCGGCGAGATAGAAGAAGTGAGTCTTGAAGAGGCGATAGAGGATGGGGATATTTGCATAGGCATGGGCACAGTATTACGAAACACTGATGGCCTTGGGCTGTATATAATAGCACAAGTGGAGACATCACAGCTTTGTGCAATCTGCATCGAGCCAGAGCGTGATGTGAACAGGTATCAAGATCCTGCACATGTACATAGCATATGGAATATGACTGAGAGTGAAATCGCTTCAATACTCGGAGGTGGTAGCTGCTGGACGGTACTTCTAGGTAACACCAATAGATATGAGTATCTCAAGCGGGGCTATCGTCTAGACTAAGGAGACACAAATGAGTAATTCAAAGGCTTTTCTAACGTCCATTGATAAGGGCGGCGTCGTGAGATTCCTGCACCTACGAAATCATCGATGAGGAGACAGTAGAGCTGCTGGGTGTTATGGCACTGCCCAGCGTCGCCGACCTCAGAGCACTCCTAAGAGCGTTTTGGGAGGATGGCTACAAGTACATACAGTGGCATCGAATGAAGGATGGTAACTTAACCCTTAAGAAACTGAGGACTAAACCATGAAGGTAAACATCGAGGTAGATCTGGAAGACTTCACTGACTCGTATATCCATGAGTCACTGACCAACTACCTGAACGAATACGTCAAGACCGAGGTAATGAAGCTGGTCAGGAAAGACCCGAAGTACAAGGCATACGTCAACAAGAAGGCAACTGAAGTACTGGACAACTTGGAGATCTGACATGAAAAAGGTAATCCACGTCAACCAGCACATCATCAAAAGAAACAGGTCGAAAGGGCTGCAAGATCCTGTGTTGACTGTCAAGACGTACAAAGACAACGAGTATGGGTTTGAGGTTGACATCAAAGGCCCATGCCGTGTAGTATACCGCCCTCACAAGCCCCTATCATGTGGTGCTCATGTGTGGATTGAAACTGAGGAAACAGTGGTAATCGACGGAGTAAAGGAACTATGAGCTACGTGCGATGGAGTACAGATATCAGAGACGTTATGCCTCTCACTGAGGAACTCCGACTGATGGCTGAGCACAAGATGAAGATGGAAGACATCAACAAAGAGAAGCTCCGTCGCGGTGGTGAAATGTCTGTCTGGTACATCTACTGGCACGCCCTTTCTCCAGAAACACGCGACGAGCAGGTTGTCAGTATCAACCTCGCTGGTGGTGAGTGCTGTGTCAACCTTACCTACGATGATGTGGTGGTGCGGATAGAGAGGGACTTCTGGGATGACCTGTTCCCTGACAGGCCGCAGCGTGAGGTATTCGATTCTGCTCTTAAGAGATGGATCAGAGATGTTGAAGGAGAGTATCCAAATGGGTAGATACAAAGTGTTGGACTTGGAAACTACGGTCAGGAATGTGGGAGATGATCTACAGGGCGGCGGCTTTGCGGCCTCTCCATTCCACCCCGTGAACGAGATAGTCTATGCAGGAGTGAAGAATGAGCATGACGATGACGTAACCATCTATCCAAAGTTTAATCCTCCAGAACTTGAGGATGACATCAGGCTTGTCGTTGGGCATAATATCGCCTTTGATTTGCAATACTTGCTTATGGGCCAGAATCATCGCTTAGGACATCTTTTCCCTCAGTACGCAGATTGGTATCAATGGTTCCATAGCGGTGGCTTGATATGGGACACGATGCTAGCTGAATACATCATCAGTGGACAGGAGCATAAATGGCCTTCTCTGGACTTTTGCTCAGAGAAGTACGGAGGTACGCTGAAGGATGATAAGATCAAGGAGTACTGGAAGGCTGGTATAGCTACAGAGGATATACCGGAAGATGAACTCAAGGATTACCTAGCTCATGATGTACAGAACACTGAGCTTGTGTTTCTTTCGCAGCTTGATATAGCCTACCAGCAGAATCAGGTCAACCTCATCATGCAGATGATGGAAGCCCGTATGGCTACTATCAAGATGGAGTGCAACGGCACCTTCTTTGATAAGAAGGAAGCAGAGAAGGAGATGACAGAAATCGAGGGTAAGATTCTCGGATTCAAGAACCGGCTAGAGACTCTTGTGGAGGCAGAGCTGCCCCATCGTGTACCGCTTGATGTTATGTCAGCTACTCAGATGAGCAAATTCCTCTTAGGAGGGATTCACACGTACCCGAGGGACATAACACAGTACGACTCAGAGGGCAACGTACTGAGGTTCAAGACAGGAGCAAGGAAGGGACAGGTAAAGACGAAGAAGGGTAAAGCAGAAGTACGTCTGGAGATTCGAGTAAACCCTGTTGACGTTGGCTCCACGATGGGCAAGAATGGTACGTGGAAGCTGGACGATGACATACTTAAGGCAATTGCTAGAGCACGTAATATAGATCCAGTCACACTAGAGATCGTTGATCTCATGCGGAAGATCCGCAAGCATCAGAAAGACATCACGGCCTTCTACAAGCCGTATATTGGCATGACGTGGCACACTGGCTTGCTTCATCCGAGCTACCAGCATACCAATACTGACACTGGCAGGCTCTCGTGTGTCAAACCTAACATGCAGCAGTCGAGCAAAAAGGACTAGACATGAGTGATATCAGAAAGTACTTACGATCCCGCTTCGGAGATGAGGGCCGGATTCTTGAGCTTGATTACTCACAGCTTGAGATCTTTGTGCTTGCTCATCTAAGTGGTGATAAGCAACTGAGACAGGACTTGATGAGTGGACAGGATCTCCACGGGATCTCAGCCTCTAAGCTGTTTGGAAGCAAGTTCACCAAGGCGCAGCGGCGTATCGCTAAATCGCTTAGCTTCCAGCTACAGTACGGAGCAGGCTACAAGAGCATGGCAGCTCAGAATAACATCCCTGAGTCTCTGGCGAAGAAGTTCATAGACCAGTACTACAGCCGCTATCCGATGATACGTCTATATCAGGAGCATCTACAGACCGAGATTGAGGGCAGCAGGAGAGTGACTGACAGGAGAACCCCAAAGGGATTTCAGAAAGGTAAGAGTAAGTTCCAGTCAGAGACTGGCAGGATCTATACCTTCTGGGAAGACGATGCGCCTGACTGGATGGCGAACCCAAGATACCCCGGTGCCAAGCCCAAAGCAACAACGTTTAGTCCAACCAAGGTAAAGAACTATCAGGTTCAGGGCTATGCAACTGGCGACATTGTTCCTATGGTAGTAGGCAAGCTTTTCAGGGAACTGTGTATTTATAATAATGCCCAAGGAGGAGAAGTTGTGTTGTTCATCAACACAGTGCATGACTCAGTGGTGTTTGATTGCATTAATGAAAGTCACGCCCAAACTTGGGCGTACATCGCATCAACGATTATGAAATCAGCGCCGAAGATGCTGAAGGAGCATCTCCATGTTGACTTCAGCATGCCACTTAAAGTCGATGCAGAAATTGGGAAAAACTGGCAGGACATGGAAGAGTTTATCCCAGCTCCATTCTAACTGACTAAAGGTAACTGAAATGAAATTTCCTCTTAAGAGCACAATCTTGGCAGCAATGTTAGCCACCTCTCCTGTACAGGCAGAGGAGTATGGCGCTATTCACCTTACGATCCCCACGGACTTCAGCGGCGTAGGGTTTCAGCTTGTAGTACGCAACGATAACTTCGAGGCACGAACGGGCTTCGATACGATGGGCAACGCGCAGTTTGGTGCGGGCCTAACAGCAGGGGATGACTACACGGCTAGTATTGGAGCATCAATCAGCACGTTCCACAAGTCGGTAGTTCCATACGTAGCTGCATCCACCTATCAGGGGGAAGTTGAGGTAGGTGTTGTCAGCTATGACACTGATCTGGCATACTTCTATGCCGGGACTCGCATCAACGAAGGAGATGACAATAATGGCAAGCGAAAACGTAGCAGTGTTGGAGAGGGCGATGACTCCGGTGGAGGTTCAGGCGGCGATAGTGGAGGCGACAACGGGGATGATGGTGGATCTGATCCTGATGGTGGGGATAGTGGTGGTGATAGTGGGGGCAATTCGGATAATAACTCGGGGCTAGGTGATGGCACCAATCCGGGTAAGGGAGGCGGAAAGGATGGCTCCCCGAACACCGGCACTGATAACCCACACAACAACTGAGTAATGGTGTCCCTGCTGGTTGCTGTTGGATCAGAGTAACCACCGCGCTAAGCCTAGGATAGCTAACTGCTTACATACAAACGGGTAAGCCAGCCAGCGGGGATGCCACCTACCAAAAGGGACCAGTAATTACATGACTCTGGAGAGGATGATGGAGCATGCCATGGTAACTACGTATTATATATGTATGCAGTATTCTGGAGTGACCGCTCAGAAGTGTCTGTGGCAGGTCATGTCCAGACCCATTCAGAACTACAACGAGGCTCTCGTCTGGAAGTGGCACATGGAAGACCTACATCCGGGTAAAGAGTTCTTCATCACAAAGATAGAAGGAGAGGATAATGGAATCAGAAAGACCATTGTACGGTGATACAGGCGGGCATAACTTCTACAAGGAAAAGTATGAGGAAGCCTGCAAGCGCATCGCTGAACTTGAGCAAAAATTGGAAGCCTACCATGATGCGGTTGTCTCTTCCACTATAGCCGAACTGGAGCTGGAATTATCTACAGCAATAAACGCGAAGGAGCAGGCAGAGATTCAAGCAAGCGAAGCACGTCAAGCTACATATAGACAAGCATTGCTTGATTCACATGAGCGCCTCGCCGGACTGGAGAAGGAGAATGAACTGCTGCTCCCATTAGCTAAATCGGCAGAACTTGAGTTAGTGGAGGAATATACGAAAGGCAAACGTGATGGCATGGAACGGGCTGCGCAGATTGTAGAGAACTCCCACCATACGGGCGGGAATGTATTTGAACAATTAGCACGAGCCATCCGTGATGGGCTTGACAAATCCTGAAATGTGTGGTATAATTATAGGTACGAATAGTGAAAAAGGAGATTTAAAGTGAGTGATTTGTTAGAGAAACAGGGCGTAGTCCAGAACGTTATGGACGTTAATGTGAATACCAAGTGGGGGCCGAAGGTCACTAAGCGGTTCACGATTGACGGTGAGGAGTACAGTGGGGGCTTCAAGAAGTGGAGCGCCAATGTCGGCGACGAAGTAGTGATTACCTTCGAGCAGACAGACAAGGGCTACCGCAACATCAAGTCACTGACTGTCGTGGCTGCTGGTTCAGGGGCTGCTGTACCATCAACTCCTGCTCCTAAGAGCAACTCTGGAGGCGGTGGTGGCTTCCGTGGAGGACGTTCATTCCCGGTTGAACCTCTGGCACCAGAGCGCACCATTAACCGCCAGAACGCGCTCACAGCGGCTCAGCGGGCATGTGGCGAGATAGGCGCTGGTGACGATGTTGAGGGTTACATGGAAGCCGTAGTGAGGGTGGCTCGGTACTTCGAGGCATACACTACTGGCGATCTTGACAAGGCTGAAGCTGAAGCACTGGCTAAGACTGAGGCAGAGTAGATGAACCCGGCTCTCGTGGACGGCGATCCTATAGTTTACATCACAGGTTTCGCTGCTGAGGAATCCGTCTATGAAACTCCTGACGGACTCATCCACCCCACACCGGGGAAAGCTAAGGAGCACTGCGAACTTATCGGTTGCGATCCAAATGAGATTAATAGACTGGTGGAGGCAGAACCTAAGTCACACGTGCTACACTTGGTAAAAAACCTACTCGAACGGGTAGAGGATGCTACGCAGGCCAATGAGATGCGGATTTTCCTCAGCGGCGGCTCTAACTTTAGGGACAGCGTGGCAACAATACGCCCCTATAAAGGGACACGCCCAGACAACAAGCCGGTACACTACAACAACATCAGGAACTACATGATCGACCATTGGGGGGCGGAGGTAATCACCGGCATGGAAGCCGATGATGCTCTAGCCATAAATCAAACTAATGAGTCAGTAATCTGTACCATAGACAAGGACTTAGATATGGTAGAGGGCTGGCACTACAACTACAATACTGATCGGCTGTATGATGTGTCGCCCTACGGGGCGGCGTACAGCTTCTATCGGCAGATGCTTACTGGAGATACCACGGACAACATTCCGGGTGTTCCAAGGATAGGCAAGAAGACTGCTGATAAGCTACTCGCTGACTGTAAGACTGAAGAAGATATGTTTTGGCAGGTCATGGAAGCTTACGAGTATAGCTCCTATGAGAAACCCTACGAGGCTCTCGTTGAGATGGGCCGTTTACTGTGGATGCTACGAGACGAGAAGGAGAGTAAAGAACTATGGACACCCAAGTATTAGATCGGCGGTTCCTGCGTCCTGCACAGGAAAGTGACGCATACATCAGTGCTACGATGGATGACTACACAGAAGCTGCTGGCAAGGTGAGCCTATCCGTTGACCTCAGAGTCCATGACGGTCACAGTGTTAGTTCGTTCTACCTTAGTGTAGATGACAAGGATACACTTAATAGTGCAGTAGATTTCCTTGAGAGCATGCGCACCTCACTGGCTGTAGTAATGCGTGAACTGGAAGTTGCATACATGGATGCCAAGATAAAGGAAGAATTCAATGAGAAAAGCTCGGAGCAGGACGAAGAGGTCGAACTGTAAGCCCAAGAAGATTGGCAAGTTCAAGAGTGCTCTCGAACACAAGGCGAGTTTGCTCTTAGGAGAAGATTGGGAGTATGAGCCTTACGATGTACCCTACGTCATGGAGCGTAAGTACAAGCCGGACTTCGTTAAGGATGACATACTGATCGAAGTGAAGGGCTTCTTCAGGAGCGGGGATCAAGCCAAATACTTGGCTGTTAGGGATCAGTTAGAGGCTGAAGAGTCAGATAAAGAGCTAGTATTCTGCTTCTCTAATCCCGAGAAGAAGGTACGCAAAGGAGCGAAGATGAGTATGGGAGACTGGTGCAACCGACACGGCTTCCGGTACTTCCACATTAACGACATCGGGAGAATTAAATGAAACTCCTACACATAGACATCGAGACAAGCCCTAACACAGCGCATGTCTGGGGGCTGTTCAAGCAGACAGTCTCGACCAAGCAACTCATGGAGAGCAGTTACACACTCTGCTTTGCTGCTAAGTGGCACGGTGAGAAGAAGGTTATCTTCAAGTCGCGCAACGACAAAGACATGATGGATACGCTATGGGAACTGTTACACGAGGCTGATGCTGTTGTTCACTACAACGGCACCAAGTTTGACATCCCGACAATCAACAAGGACTTTCTACTTGATGGGTATGATCCACCTAGCCCGTACCAGCAGATTGATCTGTACCGCGTGATTCGCGGCAAGTTCAAGTTCCCCAGCAACAAGCTGGACTACGTAGCCAGTAGGCTTGGGCTTGGCAAGAAGCACGAGCACGAGGGACATGAGCTGTGGGTTAAGTGCATGGCTGGTGACAAGCCAGCATGGGGCCGCATGAAAAAGTATAACATTCAGGATGTTAAGCTGCTGGAGCTGCTGTACGAGCGCATGCTTCCTTGGATTGACAGGCATCCTAACCGTGCGCTATTTGCGAATAGCGAACAAGCCGTCTGTCCGAACTGTGGTGGTACTCACGTTACCAAGCAGGGTAAGGCAAAGACGAGGACAATGGTGTACCAGCAATACCAGTGTCAGGACTGTGGTACTTGGAGTAGGAGCCGTCTCGCAGATAAGGGCGAGAGCAAGAGAGTTAAACTTACACAACAGGGGCTTTAACATGGACTTTGATGAACTGGACATTGAACAGCGGATATACGATGATGATGAGATGGTGGATCTCCTTCAGAGTGATCCTATCACGGCGTGCACTATTGTATGGGCTAGCTGCAAGGGCTTAGTGATTGAGGCTGAAGAAACTCACGCTGACCCGCACGACATGGACGATGACCTGAAGAACTCCTACATCATAGCCAAGGCGTTTGACATGATGGTTCAGGGTATCAAGGAGGCTCAGGATACTGCTGACGCACTAGCTGAGTTTGGTGGAGGTAACATAGAGGGAGGGCTGCACTAATGAGCGATGGAGCGACAGAGATGCTTCTTGATGAGGATCTCGGCACAGCAAGTCTCAAGCGGGTTGTCTCTGATGACGTAGTGAACTATCCAAGTCACTACCAGATTGCAGAAGGGATTGAAGTCATCGATATCATCCAGAGGGCACTGACCCCCGAGCAGTTCGAGGGCTATCTACTTGGTAACATCCTCAAGTACCGCTTGCGTGCAGGAGACAAGGGGGAGTTAAAAGAGGACATCGACAAGAGTAACAAGTATCGTGATTGGCTACGTCTAAACCGCTCTTAGGAGCAAAAGGAGATAAGATTATGAGCAACCAGAACCAACCTGAACAGATTATGATTACCATTCTTCAGAATGGCTTTGTCGTTAGCAAGGGCAATGAGGCGTACATCGCGGCGTCTATAGCTGCTCTCAATGAAGCCGTCGGCAAGCTGATCGACCCAGCGATTCCTCTAGGTGAAGAGGAGTTTATCTAACATGATTAGTGCCGCAGCCTTTGCTCTCTGGTCTGTCCTCGTGTTTGACGGGGGACAGCCGGACATGAACTCTATCGAGCAGCTAGGACAGCCCTTTGCTACTGAAGAAGAGTGCATCACCAGTGCTGATAATATCATAAAACTGATTGAGTCTAACTACGAGTTACAGGCTCGTATGTTAGCTGATGGATATGAAGCTGCTGGCTTTATGTGCACTGACGACCCAGACCCTTTTGGAGTGAACAATGAGTAAGAAAGTGCCAAACATTACCAGTACTGAGTGGGCTAAGATAAACCGCCGTATGCAGGCTACGCTACACCGGAAGGAGAGTCATAGCCGCTCACACGCTGAGGAGATCGAGAAACTCAAGGCGAGGATCAAAGCTACTGAGGAGGTCCGTGATTCCTACCACGACCTGTATTACAGTGAGGCGAACAAGCGTGCTCTAGGTAATTTCTGGTGGGGTGTTGCTAGCTTCGTTTTTGGTGGTGCCTTTATGGCCCTTTACTTCACGTTCCCGTGGTGCTGACATGCGTAAACTACTAGCAGCAGTTGGTGTATTCTACCTGAGTAGCATCCTTGCTACGTTCACGTACACGTTCATAGTGCTATACGGTGGAATGCAACCGCCGTCGCCGATCACCCCGTTGGTGCTGATATACGGGATTTCTTTCGGTGTAGCTGTGACTTACTATACGACGAGGGACTGACATGATCCCATACTGTGACAAGAAATACGTGTACCTGCCCTACGCCACTACGGAACAGCGTGCAGGACGTAGGCAAACTTCTTACAAACCAGTGACTTGTTATCGGCGTGTGCCGAAGGAGGTATTCTACCGTGGCTAAGAAACTGCCAAAGAACTTTCCTATCAGTCAGACAGGCAACGAGTTGTTCGACTGGATCTGCGAGGGCGAGAAGAAGCACAACTTCGTCTACCCCGACGATTACATCGTGAATGGTGCGCCAGCTACTGACGTGCTGGACACGACACAGACCTACTTTCTGGACGTGGAGCCTGCTGCTCCTGCCACTGGCTTCATCCACGAGTTCCCCGGTGGGCCATTGGTGGACGCTGTGCAGGTCAACGTACTGGTCGGCTCTCGCCTTGGTAATGATGGTAACGTAACCGATGGTCAGATCAGCTCGTTGGTCGATGAGTGGTTCGACGCCAATAACTTCCCACAGCCAGCCCAGATTAAGAACGACATCCGTGCTCTGATTGCTGCTGGCAAGGTAGACTACTGATGGATGACTACCAATCATACATCCACAAAAGCCGCTATGCCAAGTGGTCTGATGAGGAGAAGCGGCGTGAAGACTGGCCTGAGACTGTTGACAGATATGTCAATTTCTTTGCTGAAAAGCATCCCAGCGTTTTTGGCGATGATGCTACTCTCCGCGATTGCATACGGGGTGCTATACTGGATCATGAAGTAATGCCCTCGATGCGCTGTATGATGACAGCGGGTAAGGCTCTGGAGCGTGATAATGTCGCTGGATATAACTGTAGCTATCGTGCTGTGGATGACATACGCGCATTCGATGAAATCATGTACGTGCTGTTGTGTGGCACGGGCGTTGGTTTTAGCGTTGAGCGCCAGTATATTACTAACCTTCCCACTGTAGCAGAGGAGTTCCATGACACAGACACTACCATTGTTGTACCGGACAGCAAGATCGGATGGGCGAGTTCATATCGTGAGCTTGTCAGCCTCCTGTATGGCGGTAAAGTACCCAAATGGGACGTGTCTAGAGTTCGACCCGCAGGCTCCCGCCTCAAGACGTTTGGTGGACGGGCATCTGGGCCTGAACCCCTTGTCGAACTATTTGAGTTCACTATAGAGGTATTCCGCAATGCCGCAGGAAGAAAGCTTAACAGTCTCGAAGTCCACGATGTTGTCTGTAAAGTTGCAGACATTGTTGTTGTCGGTGGCGTGCGTAGAAGTGCTCTCATCAGCCTCTCGAATCTTACGGACGATAGACTCCGTAATGCAAAAACAGGACAGTGGTGGCTCGACAACAACCAAAGGGCACTCGCCAACAACTCAGTCTGCTACACCGAGTCACCTGACGTTGGTGCCTTCCTCAAAGAGTGGACAGCCCTCTACGAGAGCAAGTCAGGAGAGCGAGGAATCTTCAACCGAGTAGCTAGTCAGAAGATTGCTGCACGTAACGGAAGACGGGATGCTAACTATGAGTTTGGAACGAACCCCTGTTCAGAGATCATACTACGTAATAAACAGTTCTGCAATCTCACCGAAGTCGTGGTTCGTCCCGACGATACACTCCCTGATATTAAGCGGAAAGTTGAGTACGCCACAATCCTCGGAACGATGCAAGCAACACTCACAGACTTCCGCTACCTCAGTAAAGCGTGGGAGAAGAACACCAAGGAAGAAGCACTCTTAGGAGTAAGTTTCACTGGCATCATGGATCATGCTTTCCTGTCCGGTAATGATAAGTCCGGGCACTTTGCATGGTTTGGGTGCAAGAGCACAGACACACTGGCAGACGTACTAGAGGAGCTACGCGAACATGCAGTGGAAGTCAATCAAAAGTGGGCTGGCCTCTTGGGAATTAACCCAGCGGCTGCGATCAGTTGTGTCAAACCTAGTGGCACTGTGTCTCAGCTTGTTGGCTGTTCTTCTGGGATTCATCCTAGCTATTCTGAGTATTATATACGAACTGTCCGTACAGATAAAAAAGACCCACTTTACAGCTTCCTCAAAGACCAAGGAGTGCCCGTAGAGGATGAGCTAGGTAAGGAGTCAACATCGGCTGTATTCTCCTTCCCGCGCACCGCTCCCGAAGACAGCGTGCTGAGGAATGACATGTCAGCCATTGAGCAACTTGAGCTGTGGAGGGTGTATGCGGAACACTGGTGC